CCCGTAGTGCCGTTAACTTGGCAATTCGTACCGTCCGGCTTCACTCCGCCGAGCGTGGATGTAGTGGCGATGGGGAGATTGTAGCTGCCTGCATACTGCGGAATGTTTATGACGTTCCCACTGTAGGTCGCCGGGCCGCTACTGCCTGTCGTGGTCAGAGTAAACGCTGGGGCCGCGCCCAGGTTCGCCAGCGCCCCTGCTGCCGTGGTTGCACCTGTGCAGCCATTGGCAATGGTATTGCCACCGATGCACCCCGTTTCGCCACTGGCCTCTAACTCCCATCCACCTGAGGCGCAGTGATAGCGCGTGTTGGGTGACACCGCTGTGTTCTGATAAGGTTGCCCAAGGTTCGCAGAGGCGCAGGTCGCGCCGGTCGCAATAGGTGTCCCGGCTCCAGTGATCAAAGGCCAGTTAATTTGTGTCACCGGGTTGATTTTCGTCTGCGCTACGCAGATTGCCGAAGCCGCCGCTATAAAACTTAATACCACAGTACGCGCCGCCTTACCGAAAATAAATCGCATAAACGCTGTCTCCTAAAGAAGTCGAGAATGTCAGAGTTACTACTGCGCCCGTAACGCTGTAGTCAACACCAGATCGCTGCACCTGGCCGTTGTAGCAAAAGGCCAGCAGCAAAGATGGAACGTAACTTAGGGTGTACGTATTGCCGGGGAATGCCCCAGACGGCGCCTCGTTCACGAAGCTAGCAGCCAGCACGGAGCCTAGATTAGCGATGGTAAATGACGCTACTGACAATGCTGGGATCGTCACTGAACCGCCGAAAATAAGATCAAGAAGATTCCAGTTATAGTTAGTAGGCACCTGCCAATTAGGCTGGTTGAAGGCTGGCACTTGTAGGCCGACATTCGGTGTTACTGTTTCACTTGGCATATTAGTACCCCACCGCAAAAACTACTGGTGTAAACGTAGTTTCACCGCCAGTGTCAGTCATGATTTGGAAAGTAACATTTACATAGGACTGCGTAGGAGTTCCAACTGTTTGAAACATACAATTTCCGTCCGCTGTGGATGCACTAATCTGAGTAGATACAAAGGCTGCAAAACAGGCGGTCGGAAACATCAAAGGAAATGTGATCGACTGGGTTAAAGGGTCAAGACCACCAGTGGTGCACCCAGTGCCATAACACCACTGAATAATGAATCCACCAAGCCAGTTAGGCAGCTTGATATAGCCATTGGCGGCTAAACTTATCGCGAAACCAAGTTTACTCCATGCTGTCGTAGCCGTCTTCGTACTATTGTCACTAGACGCAGGTGTTGCGGATGTCAGTGTAGTGAACGCCCCCGTCGTGGCTGACACCGTGGTGGCCGCTAGCGTAGTGAATGCCCCCGTAGACGGCGATGAATTACCAATCGGCGTGTTGTTGACGCCGCCCGCCGAGATAAGTGGGCCTACAGGCGCCAATTGCGTCGTGGTAAGCGCGACAAATACTTGTATACTTGAAATTCCGATAGTGGGGTCCGGCTGCGCATCACCACCTGTGAAACCAGTGCTGAATGTTACAGTATGCCCACCAACTGAGTCTTGAGTGTATATCACTACGTACACTTGGCCGGCCGTAGCGCCTGTTACTAATAGTGTAGTAGCGCCTTGCAGTGGAACTGCAAAAGCTGCGAATGTTGCTGCATTCAATGTGATTGATGGACTCCACACTAAAGCCTGAACACCACTTCGCAGGTCGGTTGTCGTCAGTATATTAGACAGTTGAGCAACTAAGACGGCGTAGTTGGAGTCTGATATACTGAAGTTCTTGTTAGCCATCATCTGGGCCAGCGCGGCTACTACTGTTGAAATCTGGTACAGTGTTTTATTAGCTGAGTTAGACGGCCAAATGCCGTCCACGCCCGCTCCGCCGGTACGTGTAGCATCGGTTAGGTACGCGGCGTCAGTCTCCTGATTGGCTTGCGATGGATTGAAAACAAGGATATTAGTTGTTCCTGCCATTTACGTATGTCCTCCTACTGCCACTTGCCAACGTCGAAACCAGCTACAAATGCATCATTCAAATCGAAACCGAAGGCCGGTAACTCACCTAGATCAAATAAATACTCAACACCTCCGCTTCTAGGTACTATAAGGCCATTCTGCACCACGCCGCTCGTGACCCCATTTACAGCAAAACCGCAAATCATGTCGATTAGCAGAGTTGATGGTAAGCCCCCGATGAATAGCGTAGCCGTCATGTTCTGATTATCGGCTATCACAATACGGACAGGGGAAAATAAGTATGCCCAAATAGCGTACAAACTGCCAATCGTGCCATCCCACTGATTCTGAGCTATCTTTGCTTTGATGTAAATCCTATACGTCACGTCGTCCAACACAGGACTCACGCCAAAACTTGGTTGGAACGGCAGCACGCGCCCAGCCTGCACGACGGCGCCCTTTGCGTCTAGCTGATCTCCAATGGCTGAGTCCAAGTCCAAGGCGGTGTTCATCTTAACAAGGCACTGACTAATGTCGTCGAACTTTTGCAGCAACATTTTCAGCAGCGCCTTTAGCTTTGCTGAGTTGGCGTACTGCGATGTCAGCAATGCCTGATAGTAGCCTATGGGCAGCAACTCTAAAGGCTCATTGCCGTAACCGCCAATCCCATAGCCCTGAGTACCGTAGTTGGGGTTGTTTGGCATAGTTTACACCGCCGCCACGGTGATGTTGGCTACCACGCCCTGCGCCGCTTGATAGAACAACAGTGTTAAGTCAGAAACAGCCGTAGGCTGCACTGCAGTTATGCTTACCGTGGCGCTACTGCCGTATCCACCAGTAACGGCTGCACCAGTTGCAAGCGCGTAACCAGTACCAGCGGTTGTGGCCTGTGGCTGGATGCCTGTAATACCGCCAGTGCCGTTAATACTGCTGACCGTCACAGTGCCGCTAGTTCCACCTGCCACTGCCAGTACATCACCTACATGGTAACCAGATCCTGCGGCGTCTGGTATTACAGTGAAAAGCCCAGTGGCAGTTGTACCAAGCGTGACGCTTTTGATAGAGAATTCTGGCTGCGATAAATTAGGCGTCACGGCCAGCGCAGCGCCGTACAGTGCTGAGTAGGTGATGCCCTCACCTATAGCCAGTGAACTCAAGTAGTTCACCAATGCCGTCTGGATGGCAGTTAGCGTGGCTGAGGTGAAACCACTCAACCCATGCACATACATGCCGATGTACGGTTGCACGTAACTGGGCTGGTAATAACTGATGGTAGTTTCGTATCCAGTGACTGGGTCGGTCACGACTACAGAGGTAGTGCCGTTAGTAAAGCACCCGATGGTCTTCTTATTGTAGATGGCAGTAGCCACTGCTAACGGCAGCCCGCCCTCCACTACCATGGTGATGGAATGCGCCGGGTTGCCCCATGGACTGTCAGTGGCGCCGGTGGGATTCTCTATGGAAGTTCCAGGACCACCCGGCGTCGGATAACCTGGAGCCACGCGCGTGACACCACTGACCGCCAAGACTACCGCTACAGTGGCGGCAATCGGCGTCGTTGATGGAAGCGCCACTGAGACAGCCTGGCGCGCCCGCAGAGCAGAGTCTGCCTCTACGCCAGCGCCAGGCACAGCGGCTGATGCGTTACTTACTGATGTCCATCCGTTGGTGGGAGTGGCTATGATGTTGATGGTTCCAGCTTCAGCCGTGACATTACCTGGCGTTGTGCATACGACTGTGACATTCGTAGTTCCAGTTATCAATGGCGTAGACGTTGGTAGCGCCCATAGATTACCGTTCTGATCTTGTACAAAAGCATTCGTAAGTGTGATACTAGCCGCGCTAACGCACGCCACTAACGCGGTGGAGTAAGAAAACGGCGAGCGAGCCAGGCCATTCATCTTGACCACACGGTCCAGTCCGACCCCGATAGCTGTCAATGGTGACGCTTGGTTGTAGGCTAGCTGCAAACCGGCATTTGTGTCGGCCTGCTTAAGCGATACGATGGACAGCAGTTGATAGATTGCCGAGTCAGGACCGATATACTGATTAGCGCCGTAGATATTCAAGTATGACTGAAGATTATCGGCTAGAATAGAAGCATAAGACGCTGTAGTAAGCCCGGCGGGTCCTACTGAGGGCGGTGCATACGCGGGAGTCGACATAGTTATACATCCAGACTCGCCGAAGACCCCGGCGTGTTGGTTACATTGACAGGACCGAAGGCTGTCTGCACTGAGGCGCTGAACTTGAATGCTCCGTTTTCAAATGCTGCAGTCACGCTAGAAACTCCAGTAACAAACGGCGCGCCTTGCACCAGCGCCTGTACTAGCGACTGCATAGCCACTTGATTGGCTGGTATTGCCAGCTGCCCCAGCATGGCTTGAAACACTGGTAGACCAAGATTGAGATTCTCCCACCATTCGCCCATAAATAACCGCAACTGCGTCAAGATAACCTGCGCCACTGCGGCCTGGTCGGTAAGCTGTGAGTTAGGATCGAATACTGGATCATAGCCAGCATCCAGAAGCAGATAAGTTATACTGGGCATATTAGATGCACCCTAACTGCGCCGCTCGCGCTGCAATGGCTGCTTCTAGTGCGACTTGCTTAGCCGTCAAGAGAGTCGCTTGACTAATGGTATTAGTATGCACAACTATCATTGGAGCAATCATGTTGGTGATCCAAGTTATTACAGACGGAAGATCTGTCGGCACCACTATAAGAGCGGCTAAGGCTGCTATTTGGCTGTTAATGGCAGTTATCTCAGCTTCTACTGATGGAATCATAGCTGCCTGTAACAACGCCAAAGCTACACAGGAAGGCGCCGCTTCAATGGCTGCTATTTGAGAGGTAAAAAATGCTGTGTTTACTAATGCTGTACCTTGTGGCTGCATAACAGTCCTCAGAAGATGTTTGTTATAATGCCATCTTGAACAGTAACGATTTGACCAGTAGGTGTTGTAAAGCTGCCAGTGGCGCCGTTTCCAACTTGCAAGTTTTGTGATGCAGATGATAATGGCGAGTTGATAGTTACTGAACTCGTGGCATTAACCGTCACGCTCGGCGCCGTCACGGTTACAGCCGGCGCCGTCACGGTCACACCAGCTTCTGCTATGTCTATGACAACAGTACCATCATCGCTGCGTAGTTGCGCTGACGTAGTGGAGTAACTCGGCAGCAACCGTTGCTGGTTCCACGGACCGGGGATGCAGAAGGCGTCTGATAAGTCGTGGCGGCGCAGTTCGAACTGCACGTTCTGCCAGCCGCCATTGGCCCACCAAGTGTCGATGCATAGGTCGGCGAATACTACTAGGCACTCGTCACCAGCTTTCAACGGCAGCGTTAGTGAGAAGCCGCCGCCGCGCGGCAGCACCACTGGCACGTCCAGCAGCTGATGTATCGCCACGTCGACTTGGCCAGCAGGGTCCTGCATGCGTTCCATCACCGTCAATTGCACCATGACAGTCTGCTTGACTGCATCGAACTTTGTGATGAGACCAGGCATAGCCACGCGCATGTCACACGCTGCTTGATGCAGTAAGTCAGTCCACTGAGCCGCGGATGCTGCACTACGCGCCTCTGGCGTGAGGTTAGTGGATGAGGCGGAGTTAGTCGCCATAAACATTAGCCTCCAGTCAAGAATATGCCACGCAGGGCATTTTGTGTGTATTTACGCGTGTAACCTAATACATCAGTTTGCCATACGTTGCCGCGCGTATCGCCGCGATGGTGAACCTCTGCCACTACATACTGCCCATCTTGAGCTAGTGGCATGTATGGACCTTGAGGCATTTGTCGCGTCAACTGTATTATCACAGCGTTATTGATAGCTACTAACAACGGCGGCATCTGCACCTTGAGTCGAGGGTCAAGCAACACACTGAATTCCACACCGCAGTCAGTCTGCCGCGGCGTGCCTACAATAGTATAGGAAGTGGTTGTAGATGGGGCACTACCGGTCCAGTTAGCCGGCAATGGTGGTGAGTAAGTGTAGGCTGGCGCGTCAGTTCCAGAGTCCAGTGGACCGATGGCGTAACCTTTAGGTGCCTTGAACCACTGCATGTTGTGAGTATCTGCTAACTGCCCAAAATACTTGTCGACACTGCCAAATATAACCTTGCCACGCAGGTACTTAGTATCGCCTAGCGCGGACGGTAGTGGCGCTATTGCTTGCCCGCTTATAGCCGTCAGCATCTGAGCTACTACTGTTGCCTGCGTTGTGTTTTGCGCTTGATTGAAGTTAACACGCCGTGCTATGCGCGGGTCGGTGGCTAGGCAGTGGAACGTCATCTTGAGGTCAACGACATCTTCACGTGTCAGTAGCACCTGCATTACAGCACCGCTCCAGATAACCTGCTGGTTACCGATAGACTGATAACCAGCGCTAAGCGTTACCCATTGAGCGTTAGTTAGCGCGTTCTGTATAGTAGCGTCGTCGCAGTTGTATACCGATATGTCGGCGAACCACCAAGGCGATGGAATAGCAGTCTGATGTACGTCGAACGTAATGCGCAGGGCTTCCGGCTCCCACGCGCTGCTGGACAGCACTGCGCCAGGCGAGCCAGATCCATCAGGCGTGTTATAGACAGTAAGCGTGTAGGCGCGGCCCCAGTATGGCGTAGTGGATGCTAATGACGCGGTACTCATGATGGCGTATCTCCCCAAACCAACAGGAAGTCAGAACCTAAGTCGTTCGCGCCTGGGTAATCAGCGTCAGAACTGCCAACATTCAGCAAGTAAGCGCTACCGATGGCAAGGTAGGCATGTTGAGCCAGCATGTTAGCAGCTGGATACACACCTGTCAGCATTGGCACTGAGTCAAGAAGCAGCGCTCCCTGAGCGGAGTACACCGTCATTGCCCAATGACCACTCATATAAGAGTAGTTCAGTGTAAGGTTCAAAGTCAACGGTAAACCGTCCACCGTCACCTGTACAGACAGTGATTGGTTTGGCATGGAGGTCAGCGGCACTATTTGATTAGCCAATGGGTTCCTCCGCGCCAGAGACACTGGACAGTGTGCCTGCTCCGATAACAGTCGGAGCAAGCGGATCGGCTACCTCGCCAAACTGTGCCGCTTGCGCCGTTGTCAGCGGAGTACCTGTAGTAACACCGCTGCTGGTCAACTGCGTGGTCTGCGGCAGTGCGCTGGTGGCTACCTGCTGCACATTGGCAATGAATACCTGCTTGAAAGTAACTCGGCACCGCAAGCTGGTCTTAGTTTTGTTGGTCTCTTCCGGTGTGATAGACTCGACCATCATGTTAGAATAGACTTTCAACCGCGTGCCAACACTGACTATCACGCGGCTGGTGGCCCAGGATGTTATCTCGGTAAAAGCATTGACGCTCTTTGATTTCGATGAGCCAGACCACGCGCCGGCTGCCATCGCAGCGTCAGAACTGGTACTACTAGCGTACGCTGACATAGCATCAGACATACCTATGTCAAGCGTCACGCGGGCCGGCATGGCGTAGGCGTGGTCTGATATATTAGCGCCAGTTTGTACTGGATGCTCAGTGATGTGCGCTTCTTGCTGATGCTCAACACGCATGACTGCGTCTGGAACGTACATCTGCAATGTCGTGCCGGATATTGTCACAGTCATCACGCCGCTCGCGGACGTGGTGGTAGTGTCTGCTGGCGCGTTCTGTGAACCGCTGATCAGAATGTAGTACAAAGGTGACGCCTGCCACTGCGGCGGGCGCCAGGGCGAACTGCTGGCGCCCTTTGATAGCAAAGCTGCACCAATGATCCCGGCGGCCATTAAGCGAATGCTCCTTGGAACTCAAGAAGGTTACGCTGAGTAGCTGTGCGCAGCCCATCTAGAACACCGGCCGACACGCGCGCCTGCACTTCTTGCGGACTAGCATTAGGCTGGTTGATGTGAACGTTGACGGAGCCGATAGTTACTGCCTGCGAATCATCGCCATATGACTTCTGATACTGCTTGTCCCACCGTTCCACGCCCGCTGTGTAGTTACTTTGTGTATCGGCGTAGTAACCACCCTGCTTCAACCGCCCGGCGAAGTCTTCAGGCGACGTCGCTTGTTCTATACCAGAGTAACGGCCGCCTGGCCGCATCATGTTGGCATAGTAATCACCAAACTCGTCCAGCGAAGAGAAATTGCGGTAGTCCTTGCCGTGCCCACCTGGAATGTTGACTCCAGCTAGATTGTTTGTGCCGCCAAGATGCTTAAACCCGCCGGTCTCATGCGCCCACTGAGACCACAGCAGGTCTGGGGCAATGCCGGTCTTTGCCGATACACGCTGCGCTAGCGCTGCCGCTTGTTGGGCCGTAGCCTGGGCATCGCCAGTTGGTTCGGCGCCGCCTTCATAAGTGGCCTTTCTATGCCCACGCCACAAGTCCAGGCCACCTCCAGCTACAGCGCCTACACCGGCACCGATCAGCGTACCTTCTGGACCAAAGAATGAACCTAGCTTAGCACCGGTCAGCGTTCCAGTGATAGTAGCTGCACTCGGAGATAAGAATTTCTCGATGGCAATGAGTTTTTCTAACAACCAAGCTACGGCATTCGCGCAGTGTTCTATGGCTACTGCGAACCGTTCCCACTTGGGTAGGCTTTTGTCGACCTCGTCACCAGAGAAGGCGTCAATGACATCTGCAAAATCTACCGCCAAATTACCTAGCAGTTCACCGGTATCCTTCAACACTCGCCATACAGCTTTGAGTATTGGAACTAGGTGCTTATTTATCTTTTCAGTAATCTCCGGCAAATGGTCAGCGAACCAATCATTGAACCGCTGCAACTTATCAATCCACAAATCAATCTGCGGGCCGAAAGCATTCAGCAGTCCGTTCATGACTGACTGCTTCAAATACTGAAGGCTAACCTCCATCTGAGTCACTTGGAAGCGCAGTTCACGAGCCTTTATCATGTTCTCTTCAAAGTTAGCGGCGTTCAAACCGCCTTCCATCGTATCTTGCAACTTCTCAAGCCGATCGGCGCGGTCGGATAGCTCCTTGTCCCAGGCAATCATGCCAAGTGGTTGGCCCAGAGCATCCATCGTGATCTTCAGCTTCTTCGCTGCGTCGGCGTTCATATACATCGTCAAGCCGAACAGACGGTACTCTTGATCAGCTGCTGCTACTGAGCCGGCCATCTCCACGGCGCTGGCTGCAATGGCTACGAATGCTGTGGTAGCAGCGACCTGCCACTTCAACAGTGATGCAGCCATCTCAAGCGCACGCGAGTCTACCTTAGCGGCGACGTCGCGAAGCACCTGCTCAAACTTCTGAAAGCTAGGAGCGTCGTAACTAGCGCCTAGACGCACGAGATATTCTTCAATGACATTCGACATGATGCTCCTCCTTCCACAGGTCTATTAGCGCGGCGCGTTTCTTTGCGACTCGCGATAATCTTCTAAACGCGCTTCGTTCTCTTCCTTAACATCTAAAAACTCATGAATGTCAAGTAAGTCCTGCACATCGTAAGTACCGTCAAACGTCTCACATTGACGCCACAGCCCGGCAACTACCGGGCGGAATAGAAAGCCATCAAGGCTAGGATATGGAGCGGCATCAAAACCTCCACTGCCTAGCCGAGAACTGCCTTCAACCCGCCCCCGTCGAAAAAATCAGCCAGATTAAAAAGAAGTGACTGCACGGTAAGTTCCATGACAGTCATCAAGTTATTGGCCAGCGCTACATCAGCGAACACGCCAGAGTCTGCCACGATGGGCATAGGAACCTCTGAGCCGTCACCAGGATCTTGCAGTTTGCCAATGACAGCTAAGCAGTTATTCTGGATGAACGAGAAAGTCTCGAAGTCCAGCCCGCGCAGGAACGCTGTGAACACAGCGGCGAGGAAGGAGTTTGAAGGTGCTCCGCCTTCTTGCGCGGCACCGGCGTTAATACCAGCAGCCAGCACGCGAGTCAGAATATAGCTGCCAACGTTAGGCCGCATCTTGCGCAGCAAGTACCGCTGCCCACTGACCTCTACGATTTTGGTTTTTTGCAGATCAGCCATGGCCTACAGCCCCAATCCTGATGCTAGTGATGTGATCGCTGTCTGCAGAGCACTGCCGGTGCTGACAACATCAGCGACCATGAGAGACCAGGTAATCTTCTGGCCGTGGGCCTGATAAGACTTGTCTGGCACCTTGGTGAATGAGCATCCAGTGCACTTATGCGTCGATCCGTCCAGCAGTGTCTGGATAGAGATAGTAATTGAGGCCCACGCTGCCACCACGCCCTGCTCAGCTAGCGTCTCAGCTAAGTTGTAGGCGTTGAGCAGCTCCTTGTGAAGCAGTGACGTCTGCTGAACTTCCAGCGTGACAGTACCATTGTTGCCTGGTACGTACGTAGGCATGACAGTGCCATCTGCAGCCACATCGTGCACAGTACGCTCTGACGCCATGGCGATGGTAATGGTTCCGGCGCCCACGTTACCACCAGTAAGCGGGATAGTGATACCCAGCAGCGGGTTGGCAATTACGCCG